ACCCGCCGCAGAAATACAAATAACATTGGGAATATCATCTTTCTCAACATTAGTTTCATTTATTTTTAAGATAGGAGCTACATATTTTTTATTTTCTGAATCTTTTACATAAAATGATTTTGCTGACGATGCAATTGGAAACTCAAAAGGTAATTTATTCTGCAAATATTTGTCTCCTAATCCAAACAGGGTAATAGTATTCTCTTTCAT